AGCAAGAACTTCAACAAGAACAGGACTTATCAAAAATTTCTTATCAACTTCTTTAACAGGAGAAATAACCACAAAGACTCAACAAGTTCCTGGCTCTGTGCAGTCATCAGCATTCTCTTTAACTGGTCCAAACTTTACAACAAAGGATAAGCCAAGAGACTTTATATCTTATGTTCACAAGCCTCTGACAGATAAAAAATATAAGCACTTTGGTACAAGAGTTAGACTGATTGGTAAAATAGAAAACAATCAAGACAGAGGTCAGACTGCCAATGGTGCAGCAGCATACTATGTTGTAAATGGATCTACACCAGACAAGAATGTTACAATCTCTGGAGGTTCTGCTGGAATAGCAGTAATGCTAAATCCAACTACCAATGTTGGGTATTACTTTGAAATTGCAGCACTTGGTTTGAACAAGTTGTCAGAAAGAGAAAAACAAAATGTTCAAAATGTTTTATTCTATAAGGTTAAGTCTGATGCTGGTAAAGCAATTCCAGTTCCCCTATACAAGGGCCTGGCTAAAATTATTGTAGATGATGGTAGATTCACTGGACAGTCAAGACTGTTTGCTGAAGAAAATCCGACGGTATATGATTTAGCAGTTGAGTATGAGAACATAGGAAAGATAAGAAGATTCTACCTATACATAAACGGAACCATGGTAAAGACAGTGGATGATCCAGATCCGCTACCAGAGTACTCTGATATTGCCCTATTTACTAGAGGTTCCTCAAGAGCAATGTTTGAGAATGTCTATGCCTTGTCCAACAACTACTCTCAAAATACATCATTCTCTTTGGGCACAATCGCTAACTCTGTTTTTGCAGACTCTGATATTGATGCAAGCAATTCTTTTAGAAAGTATGCCTTAAGTGGTCTTATCCAAAATACCTACCTTACTGGAATTGGATCTTCAGAGCCACCAAAATACAATATTTATTTTGAAGAATTTGGAAGCATAATGCGAGAAGTAGCAGAATTTAGTTTTAGATATGACAAGGCCTTCCCAGCCCTTACTGCAAAAATTTCTCCTACCTTTAATAATATAAAAGGTTTTGTTATCTCTGGCTTCAGGGCAGGATCCTACGGAGCAGAGTTCTTGGTGTTTAATGCAACAGACACTGCCCTCAACCTAGATGAGACTAGTGGAAACTATTTAAGAATTCAGGGAATTACTTTTACTCAGCAGTCAAACAATACTTTGACAGTTGATCAATATTTTACAAAGAATAGTCTTATGTCAGATCCAAAGTTTGTTGCAGATAAGTTAATTTCAAATCCGTTCAAGTTTAAACTAGACTATGAAGATATCAAGTTTAGCAGAATGCAACACGGCAAAAAAGATTTTTCTTTAGACGCAGCCTATATTCAGTCACAAGATGAAGCATCAGAGTTGATGAAGTGGATTGTTACAAAAATATCAAAACCAAGAAAGTCTTTAGGAGTTAAGATATTCTCTATCCCAACTATTCAACTTGGAGATATAGTAACTTTAGACTATAAAGAAAATGGAATAGACATTGCAGCAAATTCATCTAACCGATTTGTTGTATACAACATTGACTTTTCAAGAACTTCCAACGGCCCAGAAATGCAATTGTTCTTAAGTGAGGTGATCTAATGGCAGATACAAGCATGCCAGCAACAGCAGGGATTCCATCCCCAGCCAAGACAAGCACATCTGATTCTGTAAAAATTGCAACACCTGATCTTCTTATATTTGGAGAGCAGGCTGTTGCTATTGAAATAATGACAGACCTTATCTTTGAAGATATAGGTGGGTTTGAACTTGCAACGATATCTAGACACGATTTGGTAAATGGTCAGACAGTAATCTATGCACCAATTAAAAACTTAACAGATCTTTATCTGCAGTATAATCCAAATAACGTATTAAGGCTTCAGTCTGCAGACTCATTCTTTAATTCCTTGGCTATAACGCTTGCTAATTACCTTCCAAAGTATGGCAATGGATATGACTTGGTTGGAACCAACCCAGACTTAACAAAAAGAGTAAAGGTCTATAATGGCAAAGCAATATACATCGATCCAATAAGCGGAGACCTTGTAATTAATCTAATAAACATAAAAGAAAATGAGCAGGTAGAGGTTGAAATCTTAACTGCTGGAGGTACTTTTGATGATACAATGTACTAAGGGAGCAATCAATGATAACTAATGTAGGCAAAAATATCTTAGCAAAGTACCTTGTTGGACAGACAACATCTTATGCATCTCACATCGCTATAGGGTGTGGAACAAATCCAGTGGCATCTGACTACACATTTAGTCCTGCCGAGTTACTGGCAATGAAAAATAGAGAATCCCTAGAGTTTGAAATGATCCGCATGCCTATTGTTTCTAGAGGCTTTGTTGATGAGGACGGAATATCAAAGGTTGTTCTAACTGCAGAACTTCCAACTCAAGAAAGATATGAAATTACAGAGGTAGGTATATTTTCTGCAGCATCAAACCCAGTAGCAGGAGCATTCGATAGCAGAGTTGTTTATTCTTTTTCAGACACCGACAACTGGCGATACAGTATTGATGGAGAATCTCCTACTAATATTTTTGTACAAAATGCTCCGCTAGATGGAGAAACAAATACTGGAAATATTATTCAGACACCAAAAGTTTTTGCAACAAATGCAGACAATAGAATTTTTACAGACGAAGACAGAGTTGCCAGAAATGAAAGATGTAGATTTTTAAATAACATTATTGCAATGAGAGGCGACACATCGAGCCTTGGCTATAACCCACAAGGAAGCATGGTTCCTCTAACTGGTTCAGACTACATTATATTAGATCCTACATCTATAGATTTTACAAAGAATAGCCCATTAGATGAACTTCGTCTTGCATTTTCTATTGCTAACAAGACTGCAAACTCTCTAACTGTTCCAGACAACGTTAAAATACTTTTAGAGTTTTCTCACCCTGGAGCAAACTCAAGCATACAGTATGCAAAGTTTCAAGTAGACATTGATGATACAGGATACGACAATGGGACGTCTGTAAACTCTCATGATTTTGAAAACAATAGATACGTCGTAGTAAACAAAACTTTTCAAGAGTTAGACAAGAGTTTGAGATTTAGTTGGTCAGAAGTTAAAACAGCAAAGATTTATGCCACTATTACTAAAAACAATCTTCCATCTGATTCCTATTATGTTTGTCTGGATGCTCTGAGGGTTGAAAATAATACAGCAACAAACTCTCTCTATGGAATGACTGGGTACTCTGTAATTAAAAATGTACAGTCTAGACCAATTATTAAATCAGCAAACACAACAAACTATATTGAGTTTAGATTTGCATTGGATGTTTAACAATGGCAATTACACCAGACCCTGGAATTAAAAATATTATTATTAAAAAGCAATCACTAGGAAAAGTGACAGAAAATAATAAAACTGTTTTAAGATTTAGAATAGTTGCAGAAGATAAGAACAGAAAGTCTGCCTATTCTCCAATAGTTTTTACTCAATCAGAGCAGGTTGAGGATGGAACTGGAGACCTAAGACAACTAGGAAACACTCTGATTCTCAGTTGGGATCCTGGCAACACTTCTACACAATTGCTATATGATGTTTTTGTTGGGTTTGACTCTGCTGAACCAACATATAAAGCAACAACTGGATCTACAAGTTATTCATTTTTAAAAACTGGAACAACCTCCGTTCGTGCTATTGTTCAGGTATCTTCAATTAACCCAAAGATAAATGTAGGGCTACAGATTTACGATTCTGGAACTGAGAGTCTGGTATAATTATATTATGGCAATTTTACCTGTACCAGAACGAGGACAGCCCTTAGATGTAACCTACATTTATCAGATTGTTAAGGCTGTTAATGATTTGTCAACTCAGGCTTCTACATCTATAAATAAGTATGTAACAGTAGACACTCCCAATGCAGGCAAGCAGAGTGTCAAGACTTCAGAGGCAAGAGTTATCGGTGGTTATGTTAGAGTTACAAATGGTGAAACCCAGACTGCTGGGTCAGCACTTCCATTTTCCTATTCTTTTCCAACTGAATTTAAGTTTACTCCAATCGTAACAGCAACCCCAGTGAACAATGCAATTGCCTCTACTGCAGGAAATGATGTTGTTGTCACCCTTTCTAGCGTAACTACCTCAAGCATAGAAGGATCAGTCAAGTTTAATGTTGGTGGAGTTTCAAGTGTTGGCGTTAACCTTATTGCAATAGGTATACCCAACTGATGATTTTTTGTAAAAAATGTAAAGGTAGAATGTTTATAGACAGACAGTATACCGAAATAAACAATTTAGAAATGTACTGTATGTCTTGTGGAGCACGAGCATTCTTTCATCCACCAAGCAATTCTCAGGAGGGCCGATGGCTATTAAAAAGGGAACAATTGAGAGCGAAGGCTACAATGTCCTCCCTGTAATTCAAGGGAATAAAAAAGTCTGGTTCTTAAATGGAGACTTAGTAAGAGTCCATCACCTCAACAAGTCTAATGGGATTATGTCTGTTTACAATATCACAAAAGATCAGATTGAAAGTTGTTTAATTAGTGATTTTAAAAATAAAAGAGAACGGGCATACACTGTAGGGCAGACTGCTGATTTAGTTAATCGTCATAAAAAATATATGCCATCACTAATGAAACGAAGAGTCATTCCTTTTCCAACGGGATCTCAAAAGGGTGGAGCAAGAGGATTTCAAGTAAGATCGTATTACTCAGAATCGCAAGTCAGAGAGATACGTGATATACTTGCTTCATACCATATTGGTAGACCAAGAAAAGATAAATTAATAACTAATGATATTACGCCCAGCAAGCAAGAGTTGACACGCAGGATGGGCGATGGTATACTTACATATACGAGAACAGAAGATGGACGGTTTGTTCCCATTTGGGGCGAATCTATTTAACGAAGGGTATAAAATGCAAAACGATTCAGGATATGTAGTAACAAATGAACCAACAAAAGTATCCGTTACACTGGGATACACACTTAATCTAGGAAATTTTCAATCACTAAGACTTGACCTTGGTGTTGTAGACTCAAAGCGTGATGGAGAGAATACAGATCAGGCTTTTGAGCGTGTGTACAAGTTTGTTGAAGACAAACTAACTGCCAAGATTTTAGAAGCACAATCCGAGGCTGAAGAAAAGTAATGGCTGAACGCAAAGACCGTATGGCTTTGCTTTCAAGATACAGCAAGTATCATACCGCAAGGTACGAATCAAAGCCATCTCTAAACCTGAATGTAGAACAGTGGGCATCTGATGCTCTTATTGAATCCTACACACTGCCAGGATGCTACGATATACTTGAGTACTACTTTGCTGTTTCAGAAACCCCATCGTGGAATTACTTTGCATACAATGCAGAGAAAATATTACAGGCAAAAAAGGATAGACTAAAAGATAGTCAAGAAAGAGCAGAGCGTAGACGAATGGCAAAGGAGTGGCTAAGTGAATAATACAGAGTCAAAACTAATTACTGCTGTTCTTCAGGATAAGCAGATCCATGTTCTGCTACAGGCAAACGTAGATACATTACTTAGAACTCACGGAGATATTTGGAATTTTGTAAGACTTTATTTTGAGAATAACTCGTCTCTTCCTCCAGTAGATTTGGTAAGAGAAAAGTTTCGTGACTTTGATCCAGTTCCAGGTGTTGGTGCTACCAAGCATCACCTTGAAGAGTTGCAAGGAGAATACTTAAGGGATAGTCTAAAAGATATCTTAAGGTCTGCTGCAACTGATGTTCAGCAAGGCGAGGGTGGTAAAGCCCTAGAAGGACTTATTACAAAAACCTCAGAACTAAAAAAGAATACTGCTGCTATTCGTGATATTGATGTAACAGATCTAGAGTCTGCGATTGCTTACTTTGAAAATGTAAAGAAGCAACAAGCCCTAGGTCATATTGGCATCAAGACTGGCTTGCCAGGATTTGATAACTATCTGCCATCTGGAATTATGCCAGGGCAGTTAGGAGTCTTCTTGGCATACCCAGGTATAGGAAAGTCCTGGTTAGCCCTGTACTTCGCTGTACAGGCCTGGAAACAGGGTAAGACACCCCTTGTAATCTCTCTTGAGATGTCTGAGACAGAAGTCAGAAACCGTGTCTTTACCATTATGGGAGAAGGTCGTTGGTCTCACAGAAAGATTAGTAATGGCGAGATTGAGATTGATATGCTAAAGGAATGGCATGCAAAGAATCTTCAAGGCAAGCCAGAGTTTCACATTATCTCAAACGATCAGGGTGGAGAAATTAACCCTTCTGTTCTTCGTGGAAAGATTGACCAGTACAAGCCAGACTTTGTAATCGTTGACTACCTTCAGTTGATGGCTCCTAATCAGAAGTCAGATAATGAAACGGTACGAATGAAGAACCTTTCACGAGAACTTAAACTAATGGCTATTGGTGAAGAGGTTCCTATTATTGCTATCTCATCTGCTACACCAGATGACGTTAATGACCTATCTACCGTCCCTACCCTGGGCCAAACGGCATGGTCTAGACAGATTGCCTACGATGCTGACTGGGTCCTTGCCCTAGGCCGTGGGACTAATAGTGACATCATTGAGTGTGCCTTTAGGAAGAATCGTAATGGTTTTATGGGAGACTTCTTAGTCCAGTGCGACTTTGACAAGGGATACTACAGGTATAAAGACTTTGAAGATAAGTAGGTATAATATGGTATGTCAAAAACCAAGGAGAACATACCTCCAGATTTCTATCACCACAAGCCACTTAAAAAGTTTTACATAAGTGGGATAATCCAAGATGAGGCCTTGCTTGGAAGATTAAAGATAGAGTACGTAAGACTATTAGTTTCAGAAATGAGGTTGAGTGGGTATGTTCCAAGAATTGACCTTGACCCAGACTTCACCTTACTGTATAATGATAGTAAAGACTTTTTTGAATTTGAATTATCTGTACACGGAGTTTACGCAGGGAAAAGGAAGAGCGAATGCATAGCAGGGGTAGACGGGACCAATCCAGTCCTTATACAGCCGAGCAAGTCAAGCGAGTCATCACTGGATCAGGCACAACAATCGAGTCAGAACTAGATGCTGACTTTATAATCTTTTGTCCATTTCACAACAATCATAGAACTCCAGCAGGAGAAGTGCACAAGACCAACGGAATGTTCTTTTGTTTTTCATGTCAGAAGTCTGCAGATCTAATAGAGTTAGTAATGCACACATCTAACAGGACATATTTTGAAGCAGCAAGATTCATAAAGAGCAAAGAAAAAGAAAGTAATCTTGCAGTCGAGATTGACCGTGCCTTAGTAAAAGAAGAACAGTACAAGCCATTTGATGAATTGATTATCAAAAGACTTCACAATAATCTTATTTCATCTGACAGGGCCAAGAGTTATTTTCAATATCGAAAACTAACTAAGCACTCTTGCGAGAAGTTTGTTTTAGGATATTCTGAAAAGCAGGATATGGTTACTGTACCAGTGCACAGTCCAGACGGAGTTCCTATTGGATTTGTTGGAAGGTCTATTGAGGGCAAAGACTTTAAGAATACTCCAGGGCTTCCTAAAAGCAAAACTCTTTTTAACTTGCATCGTGTCAAGAAATCTGATATAGTATATGTTGTAGAGTCTTCATTTGATGTGATCAGGCTTGACCAATTAGGAATTCCTGCAGTCGCAACACTAGGTGCAAACGTTTCAGGAAAACAAATAGAATTGCTTCAAAAGTATTTCAATAACATTCTTGTTATTGCAGATAATGATGAGGCAGGAGGAAACATGAAAGACAGGATAATTGAAAAACTTGGATCTCGTGTATCTGTTGTACAACTAAATACAAAATATAAAGACATAGGCGATATGCCAGATGAAGAAATTAAAGACTTAAGTTCTTCGTTTGACAAAACCATAGAGTCTATGCTAAACTAATACAAACACACAAAGGAGAAAAATATGAGCATTGTAAAGGGAATCAAGAACATCAACGCCCTGCTCGACAGACCAAAGTACGAAAACGAAGGACCAAAGGTTAAGTGGCTAAAACTTGCCGATGGGCAATCAGTAAAGATCCGATTCATTGAAGAACTCGATGAGGATTCTGCAAACTATAATGAAAAGCGTGGACTAGCACTTGTTGTTAAGGAGCACGTAAATCCAAAGGACTACAAGCGTAAGGCTGTAGACACAATGGAATCAGAAGGCCGTGACTGGGCAGAAGAAATGCACCGCAAGGATCCAAAGGCAGGATGGCGTGGCCGTCTTCGCTTCTATTGCAACGTTCTTGTTGACGATGGAATTGAAGCACCGTATGTTGCAATCTGGTCAATGGGTATCAGCAAGCAGTCATCATTTAATACAATTCGTGAGTATGCACTTGAAACAGGAAGCATCTCAAACGTAATCTGGAAGTTAAAGCGTAATGGTCAGGGAACTGAAACCAATTACACACTTATTCCATCAGCACCAGATAAGGAACCATTCGATTGGAAAGATATCGAACCTTATCCTTTGGAGTCAGCACTAAAGAAGATTCCATACGCAGAACAAGAAGCGTTCTACTTGGGCTTTGATGGCCCATCTACTACCTCAGCAACAAACGCTGATTGGTAATATGAACTACGTAGGCTTACATGTCCACACCCATTTTAGTTTGTTTGATGGGATTGCTACTCCAGAAGAATACGTTGACCGTGCAGTTGAGTTAGGGATGCCTGCAATAGCCATCACTGACCACGGTACTTTATCTGGGCATAGGGAACTGCACCGTATTGCAAAAGCAAAGGGCATAAAGCCAATTCTTGGACTAGAGGGATACATGTGTGCAGACATATCTGATACACGAGATAAGTCTGAAAGAGAAGGTCAGCAAGATCTTGTCTACAACCACATTATCCTTCTAGCCAAGAATCAAATTGGTTTGGAAAACTTAAACAAGATTAGTGAACTATCTTGGACAGATGGTTTCTTTAAGAAGCCACGCTTTGACTTTACTATTTTAGAAAAGTATAAAGAAGGAATTATCGTAACTTCTGCTTGCCCAAGTAGCGTTTTAGTTAAAGCACTTGAAGAAGAAGAGTTTGCTCTTGCTAAGAAATATATATCTTGGTTTAAGGAACGCTTTGAAGATGACTACTATATTGAAGTCATGCCTCACAACGAAGCACATATTAATAAATATTTAATTGAACTTGCAGATGAGTTTGGAATTAAGGTTGTTGTAACACCAGACTGCCACCATGTAGACTCGTCACAAAAAGAAGTTCAAGAATTTAAGTTGCTTATGAACACCCACGGTAAGTTTGTAAAAGATGCAACATACGAGAAGTCAAAGAAAAAAGGCAACATGATGGAACGCCTTGACTATCTTTATGGCGAAGACCGTCAGATCACATTTAATAAATTTGATATCCACCTACTCTCATACGAAGAGATTAAAGCAGCGATGGAATCGCAGGGTATTGATAGACCAGACATATATTCAAATACACTTCTATTAGCAGATAAAGTAGAAGACTATGGCATTCAAGAAGGATTAAACCTACTACCAGTACAGTATAAGAGTCCTGACAAAGAACTTGCAAAGGTAGCATTAGAAGGTTTGGCAGAGAGAGGTTTGTCAGAAAACCAAGAGTATCTCGATAGACTTGAAGAAGAATTACAAATTATTAAAGATAAGAAGTTTGCTCCATACTTCCTTGTTGTGAGTAACATGATCAACTGGGCAAAAAAGGAAGGAATTATGGTTGGGCCAGGTCGTGGTTCATCTGCTGGCTCTCTTGTTTGCTACGCACTAAAAATTACAGACATTGATCCTATTGAACACAACCTTTTGTTCTTCCGTTTTATTAATCCAGAGCGTAATGACTTCCCAGATATTGATACAGATATTCAAGATACTCGTCGTGAAGAAGTAAAAGACTATCTTGTTAGACAGTATCGACACGTTGCATCCATTGCTACCTTCCTTCAGTTTACTGGAAAGGGAATTGTTAGAGATGTCTCAAGAGTTCTAAATATTCCTTTGTCAGATGTAAACAAGGTTTTGAAAACTGTAGACTCATGGGATGATTTCTGTACATCAAAATCAACATACGAGTTTCGTGAGAAGTATCCAGAGGTAGAGGTTTACGGAGAACAACTTCGTGGTCGAATTCGTGGCACAGGTATTCACGCTGCTGGTGTTGTTACTGCAAAAGAACCAATCTTTAGGTATGCCCCACTTGAAACAAGATCATCTACTGGGTCTGACGAAAGAATTCCAGTAGTTGGTGTTGACATGGAAGAGGCTGAAAGAATTGGTTTAATTAAGATTGATGCACTTGGTCTTAAGACTTTATCTGTTCTTAAGAATACAATTGACATTATTAAAGAACGAGATGGCAAAAAGATTGATCTTCTTAAGATTAAGATGGACGATGCCAATGTATATCAGATGTTATCAGATGGATATACAAAGGGAGTGTTCCAGTGTGAAGCAGCACCATACACAAACCTTCTTGTCAAGATGGGTGTCAAGAATCTAAATGAACTTGCAGCATCAAACGCACTTGTCCGTCCAGGTGCAATGAATACTATTGGTAAGGACTATGTTGATCGCAAGCATGGTCGTCAAAACATTTCCTATACTCACCAAGTACTAAAACAATTTACGGAGGACACATATGGCTGTATTCTTTACCAGGAACAAGTTATGCAAGCATGCGTACACCTTGGCGGTATGTCCATGTCGGAAGCAGATAAAGTTAGAAAGATCATTGGAAAGAAAAAGGATGCTAAAGAATTTGATCAGTTTAAAGAAAAATTCGTAGAGGGAGCATCTAAATTCATTACTCCTCATGCTGCTTTAGATCTATGGCATGACTTTGAGGCTCACGCAGGGTACTCATTTAACAAGTCACACGCAGTAGCATACTCAACGCTATCGTATTGGACAGCATGGTTAAAGTATTATTATCCACTTGAGTTTATGTACTCAGTGCTAAAGAATGAAAAGGACAAGGATGCAAGAACTGAATATCTTATTGAAGCAAAGAGAATGGGTATTAGCGTTAAGTTACCTCACATTAACGATTCGGATATCGATTTTAAAATTGAGGGTAAGGGTATTCGGTTTGGGCTCACTGCTATCAAGTTCATATCTGACAAGATTGCAGAAAGATATATTGCAGCACGACCATTTAGTTCTTACAAAGAACTTGAAGAGTTTACATTCACCAAGGGTAACGGAGTAAACAGTCGTGCACTACAAGCACTAAGAGTAATTGGTGCTGCAACATTCAATGATAATCCTAGAAATGATCAGGATATTAAAGAGAACTTATATGAATACTTAAACCTTCCAGAGTTTAATATCACTATACCTTCTCACTACTATGCCTTCATTCAAGATATTGTTGACTTTGAAGAAAAGGGATCATACATATTTATGGGTATGGTAAAATCAATTAAACGAGGAACAGGATGGTCACGAGTTGAAATTTTGGACAAAACTGGCAGTGTCGGTATATTTGACGACGAAAATACAACTATTGAGACGGGTCGTTCTTATCTTGTCTTGTGTAATGATAACAGGATTGTTTCTTTCATACCTTCAGATGAGATAAAAGAATCATCACATGCTCTTGTAAAGTTCTTAAGTTACAAGCAGTTGCCATACAAGGATGATGAAATGTTTGTTGTATCGTTTAAGCCAAGGATCACAAAGGCTGGAAAGAAGATGGCATCTCTTACACTTGCAGATACGAGCAGAGACTTGCATTCTATTACAGTTTTTCCTACATCTTTTGCAAAGGCGTATATGCATATTGAAGAAGGAAAGTCATACAAGTTTGATTTTGGAAAGACTAAAGACGGAACAGTAACATTGGAGGATGTACATGTCAGTTAGTATAGAAGAAGCATTAGCACAACTTGATCCTAAGTTGAGAAAAAGATTAGGCAGTGGAGTAGGTGTTAACTATGAGTACCAGCCAACCCCTAGTTATGGATTAAATCGTGCACTAGGTGGTGGACTTCCTTATGGTAGACAGGTACTTATCTGGGGTTCAAAGTCTTCGGCAAAGTCTTCTATGTGCCTTCAGATGATTGCTTTAGCACAGGCAGAAGGAAAGTTGTGTGCCTGGATTGACTCAGAGATGTCATACTCTGAAGACTGGGCCAGAACTCTTGGGGTAGATCCAGAAAAACTAATCTACTCACAAGCAAGAACTATCAGTGACATGGTAGACGTTGGTGTTGGACTTATGAATGCTGGTGTAGACCTAATCGTGGTAGACTCTATTACATCAATGCTTCCTGCAATCTATTTTGAAAAAGATACAGATGAAATGAAAGCGTTAGAAAATACAAAACAGATTGGAGCAGAATCCCGTGACTTTAGTAACGCATGGAAAATGCTTAACTATGCAAACAATAAAGTTAAGCCAACTTTGCTTGTTCTTATTTCTCAGTCTCGTAATAATATTAATGCTATGTATACTAGCCAGCAGCCTTCTGGTGGTCAGGCTACTAAGTTTTATTCCTCATGTATTGTTAAACTCTTTTCTTCAGAGTCAGACAATCAAGCGATTAAGGGTAAGATCAAGGTAGGAGATAAATTAATTGAAGAAAAAATTGGCAGAACTATTAAGTGGGAACTCCAGTTCTCCAAAACCTCTCCAGGGTTCCAGTCTGGTGAGTATGATTTTTATTTTAGAGGTGACAATATTGGTCTTGATACCATTGGTGATCTGGTTACTACCGCAGAACTAAACGGCATTGTAGAACGAACAGGTGCCTGGTATATCCTTCCTGACGGAACAAAGGTGCAAGGCAAAGAAGCATT